CGCCTCGCGGCCAGAACCATGGTTATAAGACTTATCAGGTCGGCCTTGAGGAAGAAGATTGGTTCTGCTCCCTGCTTACCGTTGATCAAACTCGTCGTGCCGATGGATCCCATATTGTTTCGCCTGATGATATTGAGGCTGAGCGTCGTGAAGGAATGGTTGAAGAAATGATCCAGCAGGAGTATTTCTGTTCGTTTGAATCTGCGATTCCTGGTGCTTATTTTTCTGTTGAGATGCGGAGAGCCGAGGAGGATGGCCGAATTACCCAGGTTCCTTTTGAGCCGGCTCTGCCGGTAGATACCTGGTGGGACTTGGGAGTCAACGATGCTACTTCAATCTGGTTTACCCAATCCCATGGAGATGAGGTAAGGTGTATTAATTATTACGAGAACAGCGGCGAGGGTCTTTCTTTTTATGCCGGTGTATTATCTGATCTTCGACATCGGCATGGTTATTCGTATGGACATCATACGGCGCCTCATGATATCGAAGTGAGGGAGTTTACGACAGGCAAAAGTCGTCGTGCAGCTGCTCGTTCGCTGGGCATTAATTTTAATGTTGGTAAAAAGGTTTTAGCTAAAGAGGAATCGATTGATGCAGCTCGTCGGTTGCTTCCTAAGGTTTGGTTTGATAGGGTGAAGTGTGAGAAAGGGATAGCTTGTCTTCGTAGTTATCATAAGGAATTTGATGACAAGCGTCAGACCTTCCGTGTTCAGCCTGTTCATGATTGGAGTTCGAATGGCGCAGATGCTTTTATGGAGCTTGCCAAGAACCATAGGAATTATAATCAAGATAATTATCAACCTATGGCGACGTCCGATTATATTCTTTTTGGAGGATAATTATGATTTTAGATGAAAAAGATTTTTATGAGTTACTCACTCGGAAAGTAGACCAGTTTGGTGGTGGTTCTGTGCCGAGTCCCCCGCCGCCTCCTCCGCCGCCACCTGTCGCGGATGAGGATAAGAAGACTCGGGAAAAGCGATTGGCGCGTGTTGCCGCTAGAAAGAAAGGACGTCAGTCCCTTATTCATTCCGGTGTGCGTGGTGATCCTTCCAGGGCTCCTGCTTTTGCGGCGTCTTTGACGGGTACTGCACCAGAATCCCAAACTCTAGGATAGCTTTATGAAAAATGATGATGCTGTAAAAATGATGTTGAAAAGGCGTGATGCCAAGGTGGAGGAGCGTCAGGAATGGGAACCGTTTTATTCTTCGATTGCCAGGTATATTCGTCCAAGGAAAAAGTCTATTGATTCTTTCAGGACACCCGGGCATTTAAATAATGACCATTATGATTCTACGGCGCCTGCTGCCAGTAATACCCTGGCATTGATTATGGCGGATACCTTGACTCCGAAGGCAATCGAGTGGTTTGGTTTTTCTATTCCCGAATCGAGTCCCTACAAGGTATTAAATAAGAATGTGAATGTGAAGAACTGGTTGCGTGAGTTAAATGTGGCTGTTTTTGATGGCTTGGCGCAGTCTAACTTTTATTCTGTTATTAATGAAATTTATGCTGATTTTAATTCTTTTGCTACCGTGTGCTTGTATTTAGAAGAAGCCAGGTTAAAAAAATCCGGTTTTAATGGGTTTAACTTTAAAGCCCTTCCTATCAGCTCCTATGTTTTTGCCGAGAATGATTTGGGTCTTGTGGATACGGTGTTCAGGGATTACGAGTTTTCTGTTCGTCAGCTGTATCAGCGTTTTGACAAGGCTAAAATTCCTGCGAAGTATAAGCGGAAATTAGAGAAGACGCCTGATGATGCTGTTAAGCTGGTGAACTGTGTTTGCCCTACCGAGGATCTTCCGAAGGCTTTAAAATCCAATCGTCGTTTTACTTCTCTGGAGATGCTTGAAGAAGATAAGGTTATCCTGGAAACATCGGCCTACCATGAGTTTCCGTATATGGTGGGGCGTTGGGATAAGGCTTCTGGTGAGGATCGTGGGCGTGGTCCTGCTGCGGTTGCGATGGCAGATATATTAAGTCTGAATGAATTAAGGCGACAGGAATTGGTTGGATTGCAGAAAGCGGTTAATCCTCCGCTTCTTTCAGGAGAAGAAGGTTTTGTTGGCACTGTTAAGATGATTCCGAATGCGATTGTTTATTCCCGCAATCCCAGGGAAGTTCGCACGATGCCTTCCGAGCTTCGTTTGAATTTGTCTTCCCTCGTCGCGGATAATTTGATCAAAGGCATTAAAGATATGTATCTAGTGGATCAGTTGAATCTGCCTCGGGGGAAGGCTATGACTGCCGAGGAGGTTATTACTGTTCGCGGTGAAGTTGAGCGTTTGCTGGGTCCGACGGTTTCAAGGTTTGAATCTGAGTTATTAGGTCCGATGCTTGAGCGTTGTGCTGCAATCATGGTTCGTGCGAAAGCTATCTCTGAGCCTCCACAGGAGTTGGAGGGTTTAGATACCCTGGATATTGTTTATACAGGGCAGTTGGCTCGAGCTCAGAAGCTCGCCCAGGTTCAGGCAATCCAGCGTTGGTCGCAGATGAATGTTGAATTTTCTTCTGCTGATCCGGGTGTTCTGGATGTTCAGAATTTACAAGAGGCATCTCGGTTTGCAGCTCCTTTGATGGGTGTTCCGCCTGAGGTTGTAAGGGATAAGGCTGAGACGGATAAGATGCAGGCTGATAAAGCTGCGGCTGCTCAAGCTGAGAAGCAAGGCCAGCAGGTTCAGGATAGTGCTGAGTCGATTAGTAAGACAGCACCTTTATTAAAAGTTCTTGGTGAACAAGGTGGAGGAATATTAAGTGGCACCCAAAGTCAAATCCCTGCGGGAGTATCCTGATTCAGAGGACGCTCTTGATGAGGCGTTTTACAGGACGTTCAATAGCTTTGACGGAAAACAGGTTTATGAATTGTTGGAGAGTGTTTATCACTCTGTTTCTTCCTTTGAATCTGATACGCATATGATGGCGTATAAGGAAGGACAGCGTTCTATCTTTTTGCAGATTAAAACGAGGATGGATAATTACCTGAATCGTGATGTTAGGAACAAGAAATAGTTATGCCTTTATCTGCAGCAATATTAGCGGTTATTGCACGAGAGGGAATTAAACGTGCTGTTCAGAAGTATGGACCGTATGCGGTGTTGATTGCCAGGAAGATATTTGTTAAGAAGTCTAAGAAGATTAGCGATAAGATTAGTAAGACTAAGAAGTTGAAAGGAGAAAAACAGAGACGCGAGGATAAAGAAGAAAAACAGAGGCAGGATTATAAAAGATCAGTTGATAAAAAGTTTAAAGATTCACTACCCAAGGGGAACCCGAGGGCTTGGGAAAAGAAGAAGAAGCCCCCTGGCGATGAGTTGGATCGTTTAGAAAGGAAAGAGTTTGTTCAGGGTAATTTAGATAGGATTAAGCGACAGAAAAAGTCTGTTAGGAAATTTCGCGAAGGAACATCAGAAGCAACTACTCCGGATGCTCGAACTAGACGACTTTCTGATGCTTTAGATACCAAGGCTATAGATGATTTTAATAAGGAAAACAGCGAGCCGGGTGATGCGCCGGGTATTACTAGTGGAGATGTTTTACGGGGTAATATGGAGTCTCAAAAAAAGCATTTGTTGAATGCTCCTGCGGCTGCAACTGTGGTTGCTGGTGGTGCAGCAGCCGCGTTATTGAAGAAGAAGAAGAAGCAGCAGCAGGTCGAGGAGCCTCCTTTAGCTAAGGATTTTCCTGAGTGGGGTGAATAATGACAGTTACTTATAGCGGAGCTCAAAATCAAGCAGCTGATGCTCCTTTCATGCCAACTACTTTTGCTAGTCCCGTTGCTGTTATTTATGGATTGGGTTGGTGGGTTAGGAAGTATGGGCAGCTTTTAGGCGCGAAGAAGTATGAAGCGGCAAGGAAAGCTGAGAGGGCGAATGCTATTGCAGCTGGGAAAAATAATGTTAAGGATCTTGATTCTGGCGCTAAGCGTTTAGAAGAGATTACAATGTCTGATCTTAGGCGTTTAGAAGTTAATAATCCTAAGGCCTTTAAGAAAGTTTCTCCTAAAATACGCAAGCAATATGGCAAGCAGAAGGTTCAGCATTTAGAGAAAGACAGCGAGCATTATAAGAGCGCTCACGGAATTGAGAAGAAGGGATGGAGCGGTTCTAAAACGATTCAGGAGGCGGATCGTGATTTAACTGCACTGCATAAACAGCAGAAGAAGTTGGACAGTCAGGCTTTAAATAGAGATAAGCCTTCTGGTAGTAAATATAATCCAAACAAGGGTAAGAAGACTAGACGGCCTGCTAGTTTATTAAAAAAGCCTAAAAAATAGGAGTATTGGTATGAGATGGAAAGTTAGAGGACTTAATATTGATCCTGGTCTATCTGGCGGTGGTGGTGCGCGAACTATGGGTGGATCGCGTAGTCTTAAGCACCCTACTAAAAAGAAGATGGGGGATACTAGAAAAGCTGCGGCTTCGGATCCTAAATTGGATGCAGCGTATGACCGGCTTAAAAAAAGTCTTAGTAATTCTGATACTAAGTTTTCTAAATTGATTGCTAATAATATGTTTAAGGCGAGTCGACTTAAACCATCTTCTATTAAAGATCCCAAAAAACCTACAACTAAAATTGAAAAAGAAACAGGTAAGGCTTTTAAAAAATACGGGAAGGGTTCGGATCAGCGTGATTATTCTGCGAAGGCAATGGGGCCACATGGTTCTGGCGGGCGTCCTACTTTTGTTCTCCCTGGTCGTTCGTCTGGGGGTGGCAAGGAACATGGGAAGCCTGAGCCGTGGAGGAATAAGGTGAATAAATTGTTGAAGAAAACTGCGGAGAGAGCTGCTCGACCGCGACGGATGGGTAAGGTTGAAAAGGCGGCGGCTGGTGCTGCTTTGGCTGGTACGATTTATGCGGCAGTGACTAAGGAAGATAAGAAGTCCAAAAAGAAGAAACCTAATAAAAAATAGGAGGTTTTATGTCTGAAGAAATCACTGAACCCGTTGAAGATGCGGCTAATTCAAGTGGTGGTTTGCTGGGTGATCAGGTTGGCGGAGCATCTTGGATGCAGGATTTACCTGAGGATTTAAGGGAAGATGGAAGTCTTGCGAAGTTTAAAGATGTAGCTTCTCTAGGTAAGGCTTATAAGCATATGGAGTCTTTTCGCGGTCAATCTATTTCGATCCCGGAGGAGCGTAACGCGGAATCTATGGGTCCGATATGGGATAAGTTAGGGCGTCCTGAATCTCCCGATGGTTATGAGTATGAGCCCCCAGGGAAAATTGATACGGGCGAATATAATTTTGAAAACCAACAAGAGTTTTTATCCCAGGCACATGAGCATGGCCTAACCAAGGACCAGGCTGGCTTTGTCCTTGATTTTTATAATAACATGGCCTTTGACTCTATTAATGATATTAAGAATTTTCAAGCTAAAGTTGTTGCGGATAATACGACTGCATTACAGAAAGAGTGGGGTACGGCGTATAATGAGAATCTTTCTATGGCGATTAGGGCTTTTGATGAATTTGCTACCGATGAGGATCGCGAGTTTCTCGGCTCTAATAACTTAGACTCAAACCCGACTTTGATTAGGTTGTTTCATAAGGTAGGTACGGTTCTTTCTGAGGGTAGCTTTACAGGCAATGTTGGCGCGAATAGGATGCTGAGTCCTGCTGTTGCTGAAACCGAGATTCAGGCTATTCGTACTGATCCGAGTCATGCGTTGCATGAGGCTTATCATTCTGCTGATCATCCTGATCATCAGAAGGCTATTGCAGAGATGGAGAAGTTATATGGCTTGGCTTATGACGAGGAGGGATAATGGGAGATGGCAAGCCGATTTCCTGTCGTCAGTGCAATCACTATGAGGATAATAAGTGCAAGGCGTATAATACAGTTGTATCTAACGCAGATTTAGTGTATATGTTATGTCCAGCTTCAGATAGGATACAAGTTCCTGTTGAGGCTGAACCTCCTTCATTCGTTGTTGGGCTTGGAGAGAAGGTTGCTGCTACACAGCAGCCTTCTCCTAAGTCTCCTAAGCGGAGAGGGAAACGGAAAAAGAAACCCGTACAAAAGGTCGGATAATTTCTTTTCCACTTACCGACAACCCTTTTCAGGGCCGGAATCTTTTTTAGGGGATATTCCCCTGGAGGAGCCCGAAAGTTCGGCTAACTCTTCTATAATTAATAATCTAGCTTAAGGAGTTAGCTGATGTCTCAACAAATTACCAAAGCGTTTGAGCAAGATTGGAGCGATACATTTATCCATCTTTCTCAACAAAAGCAATCCAAGCTCGCTATGGCGGTGCGTGCGGAACAGGTGAATGACGCTAAGGCCTTTCATTTCGATAGGTTAGACAGTGTAATTATGCAAAAAGCTGTGAGTCGACACGAGGACACTCCGTTGACCGAGGTCCCCTACAGCCGAAGGCGTGTTACCTTCAATACCTTTAGGGCAGCTGATCTTATCGATAATCCTGACCGTGTCAAGATGTCGAAGGATCCTACGAGTCCTACAATGAAGACCTTATTGATGGCCCTGAATCGGCAGAAGGATGATGAAATTATTGCCGCTGCTTCAGGAAATGCTTATGCAATAGACGAGAATGATTCGTCCTCTTCTGTAAGTTTGCCATCTTCTCAACAAATTGCTCATGGATCAGCCGATCTTACAATCGCTAAAATTATCAGCACCAAGAAAAAACTTCTTGATTCTGATGTTGATCCAGATGCAGAGCCTTTGTATTTTTGTATCGGCCCTGCACAGTTAGAAGCGTTGCTTGGTACTACTCAAGTGACGAGTTCAGACTATAATTCTGTGAAAGCTCTTGTAAATGGCGAGGTAAACACCTTTATGGGTTTTCACTTCATTGTTTCTACTAGGCTTGCGGTTGCTTCGAATATTCGCAAATGTCTTGCCTGGGCGAAGTCTGGTATCGGTCTTGCCATGAATGGTAATGCTAAGTCTCGTATTACCGAACGTTCTGACAAGAATTACTCTACTCAGGTCTTTATCGAGGCTTCTATGGGCGCTACCCGTGTGGAAGACGAGAAGGTAGTCGAAGTTTCTTGTGATGAATCTGCGTAATAATCTTATAAATAAGGAGTAATTCAATGGCTAAAGGAATCGAGGTTACAAAGCTGGATGCAACTCCTCGTACTCTTATGGAGGCAGGAAGTGGCACTGGCAAAATGCGTGTTTTTATGGACACGATAGCAGCCGGCACAGGTGATATCGACGATAACGATATTATTTATCTGGCTGAAGTTCCGTCTAATTCCAAGATTGTCAGCATTATGCTTTATAATGACGATTTGGATTCTGGCGGTTCACCTGCTTTGGCAACTGATGTGGGTTTGTATAACGGCGGTACCAAGTTTAATGATACCGATTCTTCTACAACTGCATATGCTGCTGATGGTCTTATAGATCGCGATGCTTATGCAAGTGCAATAACTACTCTTCAGGCGGCTAATACCTCTGGGGTGGAATGTGCTTATGAGGCGCGTAATGTTAATGCAGTCGCAAATTATGTTTGGGAAGATGGGGGTTTGACTTCCGATCCCGGCGTTCCTTTAAGGATCGCTTTGACTATGGAAACGGCTGCGGCTACTGCTGCTGCGGGTGATATCACCATGGTTGTTACTTATGTTGTAAATTAATTATTGGAGAATTATGAGTTCTTTTACTCAGATTGCTTCCAATGCGCTTCAACAGCTGGGCGCTGCCCCGATTTCGGATATTGCCGAAAATACGGGGCGCGCCAAGCGTGTTAATGCGATTTATGAGGATGTAAGGGACGCTGTTACCAGGGATGCGGCGTGGAATTTTGCCATGGTTCGTGTTCAGTTGGCGGCGCTTGCTGATGCTCCTGCCTTTACATGGTCGAAGCAGCATCAGTTGCCTGAGAATCCTTATTGCCTGAGAGTGATGGATGTGTTCTCTGGTGATGAACGTATAGACCATGTTATTGAGGGGCGTAAGATCCTTTCTGATTATGCCACTATAAATCTTTTATATTTAAAGAGAGTTGTTGACCCTTCTCAGTTTGACGCTTTGTTTGTTGAGGCTTATGAGGCTCGCTTAGCTGCTGAGTTGGCTGTGCCTATTACCGGTTCTCGTGGTCTTGCTCAGGATTTTTGGGCTACATATGATTCTAAGATTGCGAATGCCAGGTTGGTGAATAGCCAGGAGGGAACACCGGCTGCTATTCAGGCGAATTCGTTAGTTGATGTTCGTCGTCGTACTTTTGTTGTGGATGATCAGAAAATTAAGGTTGAGTGATGAATGTCGAAATCATTTTCTATATACACCCATTTCAATACCGGGGAGATTTCAGATCGCCTTAAGGGTCGTGTTGATCTTGACAAGTATAAGCATGGCTGTGAAATCATGGAGAACTTTCAGGTTCTTCCCGAGGGTGGCGCCAGAAAGCGTGGTGGCATTCATTATGTTGCCGATGTAAAACCTACCGCTACGGGTTCCGAGCTGATGCCTAATGGAACCTTTGCAAGTAATATTACCGGCTGGACTGACAAATCTGTTGGCACTGGTTCTATTGCCCATTCCACAAATTTAATGAATATTGTTTCTTCTAATTCCAGTAATTATGGCTGGGCTGAGGAAGAGGTGACTACTGAGGCTGGGGCTTTATATATTCTCGGCTTTGTTGTTGGCACAGGTGCGTTGAATCTTCAGATCGGGACGTCTACGGGTGGCGAACAGATTTTTGCTTCTACGAGCATGGCTGTTGGTACTTATAGCACCGTTGAATTTCGCGCTTTAACGACTTCTACTTTTATCGGCTTTAAGCATACTGCAAGTGCTACGCATACGCTGGATACCGTGACCTTAAAGAAGGGCGTTACGGATGCAAAGGTGCGTATGGTTCGTTTTCAGTTTAGTGATACGCAGGCTTATATGCTTGAGTTTGGTAATCTTTATTGTCGGTTTTATAAAGATAACGGGCGGATTGAGCAGAGTGGTATTGCCGTGGAATTAGCGACTCCTTACCCAACCAGCGTTTTATTTGATCTTATGTTTTCTCAATCTGCCGATACCATGTTTATCGCTCATCGTGATTATGCGCCCAGGCAAATTGAGCGTACGAGTCATGTGGCTTGGACGATTGGCGAGTCTTCTTTTATTAGCGCTCCTAATTCTTTTGTTTCTGTAGCTGATGCTATTACGAATGGTACTTTTAGGGATAATTTAACGGGCTGGACTGTTATCTCTGGTAATAATGTAACAGCAACAGGTTTTGATGTTGACTTGGATAATAGTGGTACTGACGCAGTTATTCAACAAGCCGTGACTGTGGATTCCGGTCAGGCGTATAATTTAACTTTTAATTTTATAGATCACACGCAAACCACTTCTTCTGATGATCGTAATATAACTGTTCAGGCGGGCAGTACTGCTGGCGGGGTGAATCATTTAGCTGCCACCGAAGTTACTATCGGGCATCATGATTTTACTTTTACCCCTGGAGCTGGAACAACTTATTTACGTTTTTCAAACCTTGATGCAGGTGTTGCTACTATTGGCTCGATTAGTATGAGACGAGTTTCAGGGGGCACTGTTGATGCGAATACTTATCCTGGTGCTGTTTCGTTTTATGAGCAGCGTTTATTTTGGGCTGGTTCGAGAAATCACCCTCAGACTTTTTGGGGTTCGCAGACGGGTTCTTATTTGAATATGGATCCTGCGACAGCTGATGCAGATCATTCTGTTCAATTTTCCGTTGCTTCGGATTCTCTTGATTCGATTGTTTGGATTGGTGCTGCGCGTGATTTAATTATCGCTTCCTACGGCTCTGAGCATTCTGCTAATGGTGGTGTGGATAATGCCATTCAACCTGCGAGTATTAATGTGACTTTGCAATCTGCATTTGGTTCAGAGAGGATCACGCCTGTGAATGCGGGTCATGCTTTGTTATTTGTGGCTCGTGGTGGTAAGAAGTTGCGTGAGTTTATTTTTAATTTTGATGTGGATGGTTTTAAAGCTCCCGATATGACCTTGCTTGCGGCTCATGTTACTAATGATGGTATTACTCAATTAGCCTACCAACAGGATCCTGATTCTATTTGCTGGTGTTCTACTGCATCTGGCGAGTTGATTGGTTTGACTTATCTTGCCGATCAAAATGTTACAGCTTGGCATAGGCATCCTTTAGGCGGGACATTAGCTGCTGTTGAGTCTGTTGGCGCTATTCCTGATACTACGAAGGGTGAGGACCAGTTATGGGTTTCTGTGAAGCATCAAGTAAATGGAGTTAATTATCGTTATGTGGGTTATTTGGATCCTGATTTATTTGCGGATCATTCAGTAGAATTGAATAATCCTATTACTATTTCCGGGGCAACGAAGGCAAATCCTGTTGTGATTACGGCTACTTCCCATGGTTTATCGAATGGGGACCAGGTGGATATTGAAAATGTTGTGGGAATGACGGAGCTTAACAATAAGCGGTATACGGTTAGCAATCAATCAACTAACACATTTGAATTGCAGAATATTGAGCCGACGCCTGTAAATGTGGATGGCACTTCTTATTCTACGTATATGTCTGGCGGGGAAGCCCGGTTGTGTGTGACTATTCTTTCTGGCTTGGATTATCTTGAAGGGGAAAGCATTGATATTGTAGATCGCGATACGGTGGTTTATTCAGGTGTTACGGTGAGTGCCGGTTCGGTTACTATTCCTAACGGCGAGCGTGTGTCGAGAGTTTATGCTGGTAAGAGTTATACTTCTACTTTAAAACCTGTTCGCCCCGAGTTTGGTTCTCCTCAGGGAATGACGCAGGGTAAAAGAAAGCGTTGGAACAAACTTGGTTTGCGTTTAAGTTCTGCTTTAGGTGGTACGGTGAATGGTGATGATATAGAATATTTAGAGGATCAGGTTGTTACGGATCGTGGGTTGCCTCTTTATACGGGCGATAAGATGATGGATACTACGAATTGGGATCCTGATGGTTTTGTTACTATTGTTCAAGCAGAGCCTTTACCTATGACTGTTAATGCCGTTTTTGGAGATTTATCTGTTGGGGAAGTTTATGGATCGGATGAATAAGCGTGTGGAATCGTATACAGTATATCATTCTATGTTGTTGGATTCGGATTCTGGGAGTAGCGATTTTTTTCACAAAGTTGACCCTGGTACTAGCTTTGCTGGTGTTGTTGGGTTTGATCATGTCATCTGTATTGCTGGCGTCCAGCCGATCTGGGATGGAGTTGGGTATGCTTGGGTGAGATTTTCTCCTGACGCTCATGATTATAAATTTTGGTTGTATAAGAATATTAAGAAGCATCTTTCTATTCTTGTTGCAAAAAATAAGTTATGGAGGGTTCATGCTACCGTGGCTTGCAATCATTTAGCGGGTTGTAGTTGGATCGAGTCTCTTGGGTTTGAGATGGAGTCTATGTTAAAGAAATACGGGCCCCATGAAGAGGATCATTATATGTATAGGAAAATTTATGAATCTTAAGAAATTATATCGATTACTGCAAAGGATTTATCCTGTTAGTAATTGGTGGGCTATAGCGTCTATTGTGATGTCGGTTGTGTCTGCTGGTGTAGCTGTTATGCAGGGTCATCAGCAAAAGGCGATAGCGGATGCGAACGCAAGAAATCTTCAGATTCAGGCTGAGCGTGAGCGTCAGGCAGCCGAGAGGAATGCTCAGATTGCAGCGCAGAGAAGGAAGCGTGAGCGCGCTAGAGCGTCTGTTGCTTATGCGGCTTCGGGTGTGTTGATTGGGGAGGGCTCTCCTCTTATTGTTGAGGCAGAGGATGATTATCAGTCTGAGTTGAATGAGGCTACGATTCGTGCCCAGGGCGAGGATACGGCTTGGCAATCGAGGTCTAAAGCTGGTATTGAAAGTGCTAGGGGTAGAGCAGCTGTAACGGCTGGTTATGGTCGTGCTGCTGGTAGTTTGGCATCTGGTGCTTCGTTATTGGCTGATTAATAGTTAAAGGTTAATTTAATGGCAAAAATACCACGTAGTAGAGATAGAGGCTTAGGGCCGACGGATTATGTGCAATATAAGCCGTCTTCTCCACCAATAGCGCCTTTGGGTTTGGCTGATTATTCGTCAGTTACCGATGCTTTGGATAAGGGCGCGAGATTTGCTGGTGAGAGGTATCAGCAAGAGCGGGATCTCGAGGCTCGATCTTATACGGATAATTTTATAAATAGCGCTGATCTTTTATTAACCAGTAATTTGAATGAATTTGGTAGGTATGATTATCAATCTCTTGACGAGGCTGTGGAAACAAGCAATCAGGAATGGAAAAGATCGTTTTCTGAACTTTATGATGAGGATGTGGTTGCTAATATGCCTGCGCGGAGAAAGCAAGAATTTATGGAGAAAGTCCATTTATTCGAAACGAAGCATACTGTGGGTGTGCGCAAGCATAAGACAGAGGCTATTGTTGCTAATACTAAAGCTGTTCAAATTAGACAGAATGAAGGTTTCCTTGCCAAAATAAGGGATTTTAATTTCCCACTTGATCCTACTTTAACGAAGTTTGAGGATCATTGGGCTGCTCGTTTAGCTGCGGCTAGGGATGGCGGAAAATTGGAGAATACTGCGCAAGTTCAGCAGGCTTATGTTAAAGCCTTGAAGGAAGTGGGTGCAGCTATTTTTGAGCGTTACAATACCCTTGCTGTTGAAAAGGTAACGAAAGGCTTAATTAAAAGTAAGGATGATTTGCAGTATAGCATGGTAAGAGAGGAGCTTGGGTCTGATGTTTCTATTGGTAAGTATGCTTCTTATCTTGATTTGATTAATGGGATTGAGCGTGGGGATTTTGCCAGGTATTTTTCCAATCCTTCTCCGCATGAGATGATTCGTAAGTTGAATAAGAGTGTGGAGGCTGCTTTAAAGTCGGCTACTACTTTTCGGAACGACCAGTTGACAAAGGATGCTTATGCGGCGAAAGATAGGCTTTTAGCGAAGGCTTTTAAAGGCGAAGCGATTAGTGAAGAGGATGTGGAGTATGTGGCGGAGGTGTATCGTAAGGCTGGTAAGACTTTATCTCCTACAACGTGGAGCACTTTATTAAATATCCATACAAAGCCTACCCCGAGAGATGATGCGGTTTATAATGGGTTTATGAAGATTTATTATGATGAGTTGAGAAAAAGCGAGGATGGTGTTATTCCTAATCTTGGTTGGCTGCGTAAGCAGTTGGAGATATGGGAAACGGATCAGAATCCTATGAAGAGGGCGCTTCATGGAAAACATGCGCAAAAAATACTAGAGCTTCTTAGGAAGGAGCAGTCTGGTCAAAACACGGAAGTCAATAAGTCGGCGCAGGATGTTCTTAAGAGAATTAATGATGAATTTGGTTTTGGTAAGTTTAAAGGCGTTTCGCTAGATTCGGGAGAATATGTTGCATGGAAAACATTAAACGATTCGTTGGGTCTTGACATATCTCAGTATGTAACTGAGTTTGTAAGATCGAGG